ACACGTAAGGAGTCGTCGGCAGCGTCAGATGTGTATAAGAGACAGATAATAACCTTCTAATAAAGACAACCTCTTATCATCCAAACCGGATAGAATATCCTTTCCGGTTTCATGTTGAATTATTTTAAGTAGTTTAACTACTTTACTATCCGCCATGCTTTTGCTGTTGTTTTAGTTTTTCTTCTTCCAAGTGCTGTTGTAAGAGAGCAATATAAACATCTCTCTCCCAAGGCATCATATTCTCAATCTCAGTTAATGAATATTTATGGAACTGCATCAAGGCAAAATTGATCTTATAATAAGACTCAAGGTTCATATGAACCATGCCTATGCGAAAAAACTCGACAATCCCTCCAGAACGACAGTGCTCTTTACTTTGGTTTTAGGATTTACAACTTCAAACTCATGAGAAAGTTTAGGCATTGTTTCAAAGAACTTTTCAATCTGCTTGAATTGAGAAGTATTCATTTGCTCAAGAAACTCCATGAGTTCTTTCTTTGTGCAATCAGCAGCTGCCCATACTTCTTCAGTGTTATAGATCTTATCAATACAAAGAGCAATTAATTCAAAAGATTGATCTAAATTTGATTGATCAGCAAAGTCAAAATTTGTTTTAACAAATTGATCAAGAGATGGATATCTCATTTCCATCATTAAGTTATCATCTAACTTAATTTTATTTGTATGATCTTCCTTCTTTGTAACTTTAATTTCATCAATACTAATAGTCACAGGAATTTCAGTAACCCCATCATCGGGAGCAATAATATTAACCTCAACTTCTTCACCAACTGACTTGCCGCGAATATTTAAAAACAAATATTCAATATCAAAAGTAGGAAGTTCTTCTACTTTAACTCCTCGACTCAAAATACAATTTTTCAGAACTGTTTTAATCGCAGTTGAAATTTGTTTTGTATCTTCACTTTCGAGTGCAAGAACCAGGAGTTTTTCTTCCTTAACTAAGAAAGGTCTATATTTGATTGTTTTTTCTGTAGAAGGCAATTCCAACTCATATGTTGGCGTGGCAATCTTTGGTAAAGGCATAATAACCCAAAAAGTTCAGTATGATTATTTATTGGGTTATTGTAAAGGTCCTATAAATTCTCCAGCAGATCTTATTCTACCAGCTCTTCCAGCCTCATATAATTCATTTAATGTTTGCTGAGAATTTAATGATTCTCCCAAGAATGTTTTTGCTTGTGGAGGGCCTAAAAATCTATCATCACCACTGGGAGTTTTATTAATAAGACTTGGAACTCCAGGTGCATTTGGATTTCTTGTAGATTGAAATTGAGTTCCAGGAACACGATCTCTAATATATCTCATATATGAGAATGATACAGAGCACTTTAATACATTACTTTGCTCATAAGTTACTGGCATTGCAGTCACAGCAATTGGAAATGCATTGACAAAAGTATAATACAATACTTTATTTGCATCCTTTTCAAACTTTGTAATGTAAATATTATTCTTATAAAAAATAGGAAAATTCATTCTGTAATTAACATAAGGTGAATAATATTCACTCTTTGCTTTGTCTGTTCCGATACCGCTAATATAATCCATCCATCCATCAAAAAATTCAATTACTTTATAATCATAATCAACATAGAAAGTGAAATCAATAGTTTCATCATAAATTCTACGATATGCCATCTTCTCGGTTACACCATGATAATCATTCGTGATATCATGAGTTGCCAAACTACTTCCAGGCAGAGACGCATCACAGCACAACAATTCAAGATCCTCACCCTGAGTTGAATAATTAACTCCAGAACGAGATAAGAAATTTTGAACTGCTGTAGGTGGTTGAACCTTTACAAGATATACTGAAGTTTGTGCAAGATTGAGAATCCTACTCTTTAACGCACCAGTTTTAATTGTATTTGGTCTTGGACCAGCCATTTATAAATAGAACTTGATTATATTACTATGTATCATAGATAATGGGAGAAAGTATTAAGAGTAAATATAAACCAGAGAATCCTAGAAAATATAAAGGTAATCCAAATAATATTATTTGCCGAAGCAGTTGGGAAAGAAAGTTTTGTCGGTGGTGTGATCTGAATGAAAACATCCTTGAGTGGGGAAGTGAAGAGTTTTACATTCCATATATCTCACCAGTAGATAAAAGAGTTCACAAATACTTTCCAGACTTTATTGTTAAAGTGAAAGAATCAAATGGTTCTATCAAAAACTATGTAATTGAAGTTAAACCAAAGAAACAAACACAACCTCCTGTAAAAAGATCTAGAGTTACTAAATCATACATTTATGAATGCACAACTTTTGAGGTAAATAAAGCCAAATGGAAAGCTGCTGATGAATTCTGTAAAGACAGAATGCTTGAATTCAAGATCATAACAGAAGAGGAACTTGGAATCAAGTCATGGAACAAGAAGAATACTTAGCAAGTAGACTAGATAGACTTTCAAAAGACAGAGATGCCATCATTGCACTAGGAGATCCTGATGACATGATGATGGAGGTTCTTGATATTTTAAAACAAACAGACGTTGTTCCTGATGTTGGAAGATATTATACTTTTGTTTATAAACCAGAAACACCTAATATCGAATATGATGAACATCCTCTTGTTGCAGTGACTGGAATATATCAATGGGGATTTCGTGGATTAAACTTTCATTGGGGAACAGAAAGAAATTATAACTGGATGGGTATTGTTGGCAATTTGCATATCATATATCCACTTGAACTTTCTGATATGCGTGATATACCTTTTCAGAAATTTAGGATAAATAGATAAAAAACTGTATCTGATGTCATCTCATATACAAGAAGTAAAAAAGACTTATGGCAACCTGAACACAGTGTTGGTTACAAACACAGAGACTGGTGCTGCAGATTTATACTCTGATGAAGGTTTTTTTGGAAGAACTTTAATTGCTACGGGAAGTGCAGTAGGAAATAATTGGACACCAAACCAAACATTTGTTAATAAGTTTAATACAAGAAACTCAAAAGACTTAACATTAGATCAGTTTGAAGCAGATGTATTTTCAACATATACTTCAGATTTAAATAACAATAGAGCAGCAGTTATTAATAAGAATTCTACAGAAGCAGTAAGAATAAAATTACAAGAATCTGGAGTTCCAAAAGTAACTAATCCAACTAATGGATTAACATCTGATGAAACAAAAGAGGTTCCAGTAGTTGAAAAAGCTGCTCCAGCAGCAGCATCACCAGATGCTAAAGAGAATCCAGAAGCAAATGGTAATAACACAAGTAATCAAGGATCTCAAACTTTAGAAGAAATAGATTATACAGGTAATCAAGTTCAAATAACACCAAGTTCCGTAAATTTATATTATCCTCTTAATAGAAAAGAGAATGACTTTGACTACTTACAAATACAAGTATTCAAATATGAGCCAAGTCTAAGTAGTTTAGATCCAGATAATATTACTGCTATACCATCTACAAAAGATAGATTAAAAAATGGTGGAGGATATGTTACTCTTCCAATGTATCCTGGTTTGACAGAATCAAATTCTGTTGATTGGGGTTCTGATCAACTCAATCCGATTCAACAGGCATTTGGCGCTAGAGCATTACAGGTAATTGGAACAACACGCGAAGGTGAATTTTTAGAGGCAGCAAAACAAGCTCTTGGGGGTTCTTTTGAAACAATAAATAAATTGATAACAGCTCCTGGAGCAAATAATTTCTTAAAATCTTATTTTGCTGGGAAAGCAGTTGGAGCAAATATCTTAGGAAGATCAACTGGTATGGTTGTTAATCCAAACCTCGAACTTCTGTTCAGAGGCCCACAACTAAGATCATTCCAATACAATTATGTCTTTACTCCAAGAGATCCTGATGAAGCACTGATGGTTAGAAAGATTATCAAGTTCTTCAAAAAAGAAATGGCAGTTCAAAGAAATACTTCTAACCTATTTCTCAATACACCTAATGTATTTCAATTAAAGTATGTTTATAAGGCAAATCCAGGCGGAGATCATCCTTACTTAAATAAAATAAAACCTTGTGCTCTCACATCATTTACTGTTGATTACACACCTGATGGAAGTTACATGACATATCAAGGTGGTTCTATGACTTCATATTCAGTATCTCTTCA